TACATCTGCAAAAGAAGATTCGCATGGTAACGTAAATGTTCCAGGCGCAAAAGCAGCAACTAAAATGGCTGCAACACCTGGCCACGGCGCTGAGAAAAAGGGCAAGCCAGAGACTGCTGATAAAGGTGCAGGAAGCACAATTAAAGGCAAATAAGGACTGATTGATGAGATTACTAAACGAACATTTGAGTTTCGACCAAGCTAAAATAGTAGTTGAGTCTGCTAATGAAGGTAAAGATCTTTATATGAAAGGTATTTGCATTCAAGGCGGCGTTAGAAACGCAAACCAGCGAGTTTATCCCGTTAATGAAATTGGCAGGGCTGTCACCACGCTCAGCGAGCAAATTAGCGGTGGCTACTCAGTGTTAGGTGAAGTAGATCATCCAGACGGTCTTAATATTAACCTTGACCGTGTGTCACACATGATTTCAGAAATGTGGATGGACGGGCCAAATGGTTACGGTAAACTTAAAATACTACCTACTCCGATGGGAAATCTAGTAAAGACAATGCTTGAAAGCGGCGTTAAACTAGGCGTCTCATCGAGAGGTAGTGGTAATGTTACAGAAGATGGTAGCGGTGAAGTTTCTGATTTTGAAATCATCACTGTAGACGTTGTGGCGCAACCAAGCGCCCCAGGCGCATACCCAACACCGATTTACGAACACCTTATGAATGCTCGCGGTGGTTATAAGGCGTTTCAAACATCTAGGGAAGTTCAAGGCGATAAACAGGCACAGAAGTATTTAAAAGAGAGCTTATTAGGTATAATAAGCAAACTCCAATAACGAGGAGAGGATATAACATGTTAGATGCTTTAAAATCACTCTTCGAAAACTCAGCACTATCAGAAGAAGTGCGCACAGAACTAGAAGAAGCATGGAACGCAAAGGTGAAAGAAAATCGCCTACAGGTCACTGCGGAACTACGTGAAGAATTCGCAAAGAAATATGAGCATGATAAGTCAACAATGGTTGAAGCCATTGATGCTATGATGACAGAAAAACTTAGCGAAGAAATTGCAGAATTCCAAGAAGATCGCAAGCAATTGGCAGAAGCAAAAGCTAAATTTGCAATTGCACAGCGTGAAAATGCTAATCTTATGAAATCATTTGTTAGTGAAAACCTAGCAAAAGAAATCAAAGAACTACATGCCGATCAAAAAGCAACAGCAGACAAGTTTGTTGCATTAGAAGAGTTTGTAGTTGAATCACTTGCAAAAGAACTTGCAGAGTTTTACGAAGACAAAAAAGATCTCACAGAGACAAAGGTTCGCCTTGTCCGTGAAGGTAAAGCACACATTGACAAAGTCAAGTCAGACTTTGTTAAGAAAAGTGCTAAACTTGTATCAGAAACTGTATCTAAAGGGCTTACAAAAGAGATTACAGCTCTTAAAGAAGACATTGAAGATGCACGTAGAAACGACTTTGGTCGCAAGCTATTCGAAGCGTTTGCAAACGAATATCAACATTCTTATCTAAATGAAAAGGGTGAGACTGCAAAAATGCTTAAGGTAATTGCTGCAAAAGAAAAGCAATTAGCAGAAGCAAAGCAGGCTGCGGGTAAAGCAATCAAACTTGCTGAAGCACAAGCTAATCAAAACAAAATGATTACTGAAAGTGTGCAACGCAAAGAAAAACTCGACGAATTGGTTATGCCATTAAGCAAAGACCAACGCGATGTTATGACAGACTTACTGGAAACAGTTCAAACCGACAGACTACAAAGTGCGTTTGACAAATACCTACCGTCAGTAATTGGCAGTAAAAGTCCAGCAAAGAAGAAGGCAGTTTTAGCAGAAGGCAAAGAAGTAACAGGCAATAGAAAACAAACAAATGACGTTAAAGCAGGCGCAGACCACAATGTGGTAGATATAAAACGCCTTGCTGGATTGAGTTAAGGAGATACCAATGTCAGAACTATTAGAAAGCCGTTGGAATGATACCAAGTCAGCACTTCTTGAAGGCCTAGGTGGCACCAAGAAAGCAGTTATGGCTACTACACTTGAGAATACTCGCAAGTATTTGGCTGAGACTGCAACAGCAGGTGCTACTTCAGCAGGTAACATTGCAACTTTAAACCGTGTGATCCTACCAGTGATCAGACGTGTAATGCCAACAGTTATTGCAAACGAACTAGTTGGTGTGCAACCAATGACTGGTCCAGTTGGCCAAATTCACACTCTACGTGTGCGTTACGGTGAAACAAACAACGCTACTGGAACAGACAACGATGTAACAGCAGGTGATGAAGCACTAAGCCCATTCAAAATTGCTGAAGCATATTCAGGTGACGGAACAGCCGGTAAAGCAGCAGCAACAGCAGCTCTTGAAGGCCAAGCTGGACGTAAGTTAAGCATCCAGATCTTGAAGCAAACTGTCGAAGCAAAAACCAGAAAGCTATCAGCTCGCTGGACATTTGAAGCTGCTCAAGACGCACAGTCACAGCACGGCATCGACGTTGAAGCAGAGATCATGGCTGCTCTAGCACAAGAAATTACTGCTGAAATCGACCAAGAAGTTCTTGGTTCACTAAGCTCACTAGCAGGAACTGCAAGTGAAACTTACGATCAGGCAGCAGTTTCAGGAACAGCAACATTCGTTGGTGACGAACACGCAGCACTTGCAGTTCAAATCAACAGAGTGTCAAACCAGATCGCACAGCGCACACGCCGTGGTGCTGGTAACTGGGCAGTTGTTAGCCCATTCGCGCTAACAATTCTTCAGTCAGCTACAACTTCAGCATTTGCTCGCACAACAGAGGGCACATTTGAAGCACCAACTAACACCAAGATGGTTGGAACACTAAACAACGCTATGAAAGTTTATGTAAACACATACTCAGGCGACGGTGAAGCAGTTCTAATCGGATACAAAGGTTCAAGCGAATCAGATGCAGCGGCATTCTACTGCCCATACATCCCGCTAATGAGCTCAGGTGTTGTTCTAGATCCTTCAACATTCGAACCAACTGTATCGTTCATGACACGTTACGGTTATGTTGAACTAACAAACACTGCGTCATCACTTGGTAACGCAGCTGACTACCTAGGCAAAGTTGATATCACAAACGGAAACGTTTCATTCAGCTAAGTCTATGTAGCATAGAAAACAAAATAGGCCCTACGGGGCCTATTTTTATGGTAAGTAGTTCTAGTGGAGATATAAAAATGCCAATTGGAACAATTTACAAATATAATTCAAAAAGAAAATTCAGTGTAATAAGACCAAAAGAATGGAAAACCAATTTAATAGATGTTCTGTTTGAGACCAAAGACTTTGAATGCAAACTTGGCGATAGTGTTGAGTATGACGAAAAAGAAGTTAATGGCAAAAAATATGCACAAAATATCAAAAAAATATAAAAAAATGGTTGACTTTTGTTTTGTATATGTTATATTAAGAACATAACAAAGACGACGGTCCGAGTTAGATAGTGCAAGGAAACGCTGTTGAGTAGAGGCAGTAACTTGGCTAGTAGCTGTAGTGGCAGCGCATGATTATGGAGACATGAAGATGCGTATTTTGGAAGTAACTATCCGATGCTAGGCTTCGCTTTATTAGACAGGATCTACAAAGGCGATTGTTGGTAATCCTTAATCCAACCTATCAAAATTATATAGAAAGGTCTGCAACATAATTGCAGGCCTTTTTTTGTGGCGATTATAACCCATTTTTTCTTTTTGGATAAATACTTGTGTCTAATAGAATGCCTCAAGGCAAACTTATGCGGACCCACCGCGTAGACCTAGAACGTCAATAAAGGAGAAACAAATGGGACGTCCAATCAATGCAGATAAAATAGGATACGGCGCAGGTCGTATCGCAGTAACACGCCACTTTTTTACAGGCGGCGCAGAAGCAACAACAGCAGCACATATTGTAAGACAAGCAGGCAACGGCAAATATGTTGTCCGCCTAGATTCAAATGCAGGCGATCCAAGTGCTGACGAAATTCTAACACTAGCTAACAAAGCAGGCACCGCCGGCGGCGAAGCTCTTGTAGCAGGTGAATTTACAATCGATGCTTACGGAACAGATTCTACAACTTATCAAGTAACCAAGTTACGCAATAGAACTGTGCAACTAGAAGCAGGCGGAACAGAATTCAATGCTGTATACGGCGTAGGTAACGTTCCAGAAGGAAGAGAAACAGGAACTAATCCAGCAACTACATTAGCCGTAGCATTACCTGCACAATAAGGATAATAGCCAATGGCAACTAAGATTCAAAGATTAGGTGTAAAAGAATACAAAGTTGTTTTAGATACCACCGGTGATGTATCAGGTGGAACAGAAAATGCCACTGTAACTTTTGACGTAGGACAATACGGTAGTTTATCAGTAACCGGAGGATTAAATGTCGCCGGAGAAATTACCAGTATATCTAGCACAGATTTAGAAGTTAGCGACAATATAATTTATGTTAATGTCGGTGGAGGCACACCTGCAGGAATACCTGATGTTGATCCATTGTTTGGTCAAAGTGGTATTACTGTTGAAAGGTTTGCAGCCAGTGGTAACAACCCACAACTAGTCTTTGATGAAGCGTTGCGAACAATTGATGGATCAAATTTTGGAAATCCATCAGTTGAACCAGGATTAGCCGGTGCATTTACATTACAAACAGAAAACTCTGGTGCTGATCCAAATCCTCAGTTAAGAACACCTTTGGGATTATGGACACAAAGCATCAGTGTATCAGATGATAACAATCTTTATCTACTCAACAACCAAGCAACATCTGGAGCAGCACAAGGTGGATCAGTTGAATCTGCTTTAGGCTTAGTGACGGTTAGAGGTGCTGCATGGGAACTTGATGGAGGTAGCACACTTGTTCCATATGAAGAAAGAGTATTTCCATATGAAACTAGAGATACATTAAGAAAAATTATCAACGAAGACGGCAATCAGGATAGATTAGCTAGTCCTCCAGATTCTGATGCACTTATTACAGCAAAAACACTAACTGATTATGTTAGAGATTATCACGAGTTTAATTTCCAAGGCAAAATTTCAAAAGATTATGTAAGTGGAACAGAAACTAAAGTTGAAATTTTTGATGATGACGTTGATGGATCGGGTTCATTTTCTGTTCAAATTGATGTAAACAGTCAGCCAGCGGCAAAGTTCTATTCTAATAGAGCAGAAATTAGTGATGTAGAAATACAAACAAATACAATTTCATCAATTGGTGCAGCAACAAGTTTAACCTTGCAAGGAAATGGACTAGGTGTTGAAATAGATGATTTTGCAGAATTTACAGTGCAAGATCCTTTAACAGTTGACATACCAACAACAGGAACACGAGTTTATGCTAATACTTTAGCAGATGGAGGAACAGGACTGTATTTTGCACACCAAGACGGAACAAGAGATGAATTAGTAAGTAGGAATAAAGCATTACTTTTCAGTATAATATTTTGAGGAAATAAAAAATGTCAATAGCAAACGCAACAATAAACACAACCGATACTATAGTATTAACTGTTCCTGCTGATAAATCATATGCTATTACTACGATCTTAATTTGCAACGTTGCAGTAGACGACGGAACTGGAACTGCTGATACAAATTTTGATATGCACGTTATACCAAGCGGGCAAACAAAAACTGATACAAATTTAGTAATCAACAATGTAGAAGTAGCAGCAGAAGATACGTTTACTTTCAATGTAGAAAGATTAGTTTTAGATCAAGGTGATCAAATAGTGTTTGTAGGGAAATCGCCAACGAATTTAAGTGCAACAATAAGTTATTTGGAAGTGTAAATGAAGTTTTTTAAGAGACAAACCATACATGAGAGAAAGGTTGGAGACGGCAGTTTAATTCTTACTGCTGACGGCAACATCGAAATTACCCCTCCGAGCGGAAATGTAATTGTTGATGGAAACGTTACCATATCCGGAGATGCTACAGGGCCACGAACAACTGATGTCTTGTATGTAAGTCAAGATGGTGATGATGCAAATGACGGACGCAGCGAAGGCAAATATGGATCTAAAAGGACAATTAAAGGTGCTGTAGAAGTAGCTCAATCAGGAACAACAATTATTGTTGCACCAGGGGATTACTACGAAGAAAATCCTATTGTGCTACCTGATTTTGTTACAGTTACCGGGCAAGGGGAATTGCGTAATACACGAGTATTCCCAAAAAATAACACACAAACAATTTTTTACATGGGCAACGGGTGTTATCTATACCAGTTGACATTCCGCGGTTTAAGATATCCAGGTTGGTGTGCAGAAATACGTCCAGGCACACTTTGCACAACCTCACCTTATGTTCAAAACTGCACAAACATGAATGGTCCGTGGCTCAATGATGGAACAGAATTTATACCTTTTGAAACAGTTCAAATAGAAGGAATCGAACCTAGCGCAAGGCCGCTGCAAGTAGAAGATTATCCAGATTTACCATTTGATAAACAAATAAATGACACCGGCGGCGGCGGTGGTATGTATGTCGACGGTGACGCTTATGATCCAGCATCTCTTGTATTCAGTTTTGTTGCTGACGCATTTACGCAGATTGCACAAGGCGGTATAGGCTTTTGGATTGATAACTTTGGATATACACAAATTGTTAGTTGTTTTACAGTTTTCTGTTCAACAGGATTCAAAACAACAAATGGTGGTTACCTCAGTATCTCCAACTCAGTAAGTGACTTTGGATTGGAAGGCATTGTTGCAGACGGGTTCTATCCTGTAGCATATACAAATGCAAAACCAGTTCAAAATTACTTCTCTAGTGTGGCTAGTGTTACAGTGCAAAATGCAGGTGCCGGTTATACTTCTGCTCCAACAGTAACTATTGAAGCGCCAGACGGTGCAGGTGGCGTAACAGCAACAGGAACCGCAGCTATAGATGCTACAACAGGCAAAGTAAGTGGCGTTACAATTGTAAACAATGGTAGTGGATATACTAGAGTTCCTTCTATTACATTTACAGGTGGCGGCCCAACTGTTGACGCACAAGGTATTGTAAATCTGCAAACTAATAGTGTAATACAAATAAACAGTTTGCGAGACAAACCTGCCACAGGTAGTATTATAAAATTTCAAGATGATGCAACCTATTATTACATTACTGGTTCTGAGATTATTAGCGCACCATTTAATTACGATGAGGAAGTGTGTAGAAGAGATACCAGAAGAATTATTGATGCAGTTACAGGCGATGTTGTTTTGGGAACAACATACCAGTCACAAGCAGCAGCAACCAGCTATCTACGTGCTACAGCAACAAAAGTTCTTAACAACCAGTTAGCGCCTACTGTTTATGCACTAGAAGCAACTAGAGATTTAATGAAAGCCGAAATTACTAATCAGGCTATGAAAGACGAAATTGATTCTAGATTCAATATAATAACAAGCACGTTAAATGCAGGCGACAGTAGTGTTATTCCAGAAGCTGGAAGTGATTTAGTCCTAAACGATTTAAGTGAAATCGATCCAGGCATACGACAAGCCAAAGACAATATATTAGACAACAGAGATTTTATTATTGAGGAAATCACTGCATATATCAATGATCAATTCACAGAATTAAGTTACAACCAAGCACAATATGCCGAAGATATGGAAACACTTATCAAAGGTGTAGCAATGGATGTTGCTATTGGTAGTAATCAGCATGTTGTGAGATTAGGACAAGAAATAGAAATCCGTCCTAGATTTAAAGATTTATATATTAACAGTTTCAAGCATATTCAAAATGCATTAGAAAGTTTAGCTCAAGTTCAAGCAGATTCTACTTCGTTAGATCGTGTTACTGAAGCAATGAATACGTTTGTAAATATTACTGATGACGGCGACAGCAGTGCTATTGTAATTGACTTTCCAAATCATGCAGCAGCTTCTGGCACATACAATCCAAAAGATGCTAAGGATCAATTAATTGCAAACAAAGACTTTTTGGTAGCTGAATTTATAGCATTCATACAAAATGATAATCCATCATTTACATTTGACCAAGCACAATTTGAATTAGACTTCGAACGAATTGTAGATGCACTAACTTTTGATATTTTGTATGGCGGTGACAGTGCATTGGTGCAAGAAACAAAATATTACTACAATAATTTTGACTTTACAGCATTATTAGATACCGAGTTACAAACAATGGTAGATGCATTTGCAAGAATGCGTTTTGTAATCGGCAGAGTTGTAAGAGGGCAATTTGTCACAAAGACAACAGGCAATGCAGAATCGCAAGACTTTTCACAACTTAATGCAACCCAAAGCGAATCAGCTACGTTAGATGCACTTCTTTTCAATACACAAGATGTAATTGAAAATTTAACTCTAAGCAGACTGCCTGCAACAAAAACATATCCATTATTTGAACAAGAGCCGCAAGGACAACAAGATGCAGCAAACACAATACTAGGACAAGTCACTTCTATAATTTCTAATGCAGAAGCAGATATAGTTGCAACTTATCCTACATTAACATATAATGTAGATAAATGTAAAAGAGATGTTGGTTATATAATTGACGCAGTTTATATTGATGCGCAATTAGAAACTAATCATAATAGTATAACAGCAGGTCTTGCATATCACAGAGCCAATACTGCATATCTTGACGTAGAACAAAAGCCAGCAACTATAATAGCACTATTAGAAGCGAAAAGACTAAGCAAATTAGCAGCAGCAAGAGATGCAACTTTTGCAAACAGGGTAGATGCGCTCTGGGAAGATGTAATTAATCTCATACAATATGACCAGTTGCCAAGCGAAGGCACTGAATACACTGTGCCTGGACCAGCAAGTAACGAATTGGTTTATACAAGAGATCAATTAGTTGGCAACAGAGACTTCTTAAAAGCAGAAACCACTGCATATATAAATGACAATTACTTTGTTTATGATCAAGCAAAATGCGAAAGAGATACAGGATTAATCATTGATGCAGCATATTTTGATGCAGCGTTTGGCACAAATTACAATCAAGTAACAGCTGGACTTTCATACCAACGTGCAAACAGTGCTTATGTCCAAAGCGATCAACAAACACAAACAGTAGGTGCAATTAACTTTGCTAAAGGAGAGGCAAGCACTGCCACTGCAGGAAATGCTACAGCTCAAACCAGAGTAGAAGGTGCATTTGACGAAGTTGTTGATATTAT